GCCAGACGACTAGCACGATTCCAACGATCATGGCTAGGATGTAGCCCACCAGACCACCAGTGCAATAGCGATAGGCAGCAATCCAAGCGCGATGGCTAGAACAATCAGAACCTCGATCATTTGCTTCCTGCGCTTCTTGGCAGCTAATTCTTGCCGCCTTATTTCTTCCTGCCGAGCCTTTCGAGACTCTGCCATCTTCTTCTGCATGTCATTCCACAGATCCAACCGATTTGTAGCTAGGAACACGTTGTAGATGTTTTCTTTAGACTGGCGAACCATCTCCTCAGCCATAACCGCTTTTGCAGCGTCGGCCTCATTCATTCTTGTGGTTTGGTTCTTGGCTCTTTGCAGGTCGAATTCAGCAGCGCCCATCCGACCGATGAACACTCCCAGGGACTCAATGTTATTAGCCGCTCCCGCAGCCATTTCCAAGGCTTTGCAGGCAGCCGTCACCGCTGCAACAGCCTCTAGAATCATTGGATATGGTTCACGAAGATAGTGCAGAGGCCCGTAACCGCAGAAGCAACAACCAGCCAAGCCAGCTTTTCCCATCGGAGAGCGTGGGCATCAGTGGCTTTGCGTAGTTCTCGCAGTTCCACTAAAGCCTCACCCCACCTCTGGGCGCACTCTTGCTCATGCTTGGCGATCTTTTCTAGGGCTTGTTCTGCTCTATCGCTCACCACGGCACACCGTCAGCAGTTGTAGGGTTCTTCTGTTCGTTGATGTTAGCAGTCAAAGCGGATTCAATAGCCTCAACGTCTAACTCACCCTGACACCAGCCAATCACGTCGGCTTCCGTTAGGTCATCATAAGCAATGTAATCAGCGGCAGAAGGGTCTGGGGTAAACCCACAAGTCCCATAGGATGTAGCACTGTAAGTCACAGCGTCATCTCCAGTACCCACAGTTTCAGTTTCAGTAACTAGCCAGTGGGCAACAATTACCCCTTGGTCTGAGTCAGTGTTTCGTTCAAGTGTTGAAATAGTCCATGTAGCCATTAGTTATTCTCCAGTTGTGCAACTCTGTTGCGTAGTGATTGTATTTCTTTAACAAGCATTGGGACTAGCTTACTGTAGTCCACGCCCATCATTTCGTCTGAGTCAGCGTCTCCAGATACAGCCTCTGGTGCAACGCTTTGTAGCTCCTGAGCAACCATGCCGTACTTCTGGTGTGAACCGTCAGCCTTCCAGTCAAATGATCTGACTTGGATAGCGTCGATGTCATCAGAAGCAGAAGGTGCGTCTACGATGTTTTCTTTGAGGCGTTGGTCTGATGAGGTGTTAAATGCTGTTGCAAGGGCGTTTGTTGAAATTGAACCAACAAAACCATTTGGATTTCTAAAGTTTAAATGTATTGATGCACTAGTTGAATTACTTTGTGTAACCATTGCCTCATCAGTAGTTGTTACTGGAACATTAATAAGCCCACCAAAACTTGAAGTAGTCCCCACCAAAAGATTGCCAGAGCTATCAAACCTAGCGGCTTCACTTCCAGCAGTGCTAAAACGAATACTATTAGTAGTATCAAACGCTATAGAAGTATCTGTGTCACCAGAAGAACCAACATAGCTTGCATAAGCAACGCCTGACAGGTAGAGGTCTTGCCAGCGAACACTTGATGTCCCTAAATCTACTGAATTATCTGCATTAGAACCTGCAACCATTGGGGTTACAGTGTTAGTCCCAAATTTAATTCCTGCATGGCTAGCTACAGAGCCGCTTACATAAAGATTGTCGCCATCTTGAACACCAATACTACCGACTGTTGTGCCAGACCTACGAAACTCAACAACGGTGCCATCGGTAGATAGCCTGTTGAAATAAGCGGCTACTCCTGTACTTGCGACTTGTATGTTTTGTGCGCCCGCAATGCGTACACCTTGAGTTGTACCCGTTTGGTTTGCAACATTATCGCTGGTAGTACCAACCAGCAAGTTACCGCTTGAATCGATGCGCATGCGTTCTGTGCCAGCAGTAGTAAACTTAGCACCAGCAGAGCCGTCTAGTGTTTGTATCCCGAAACGACCTGAGCCGCCTTCATAAAGTTGTAAAAGCGCACTGCCGCTAGTAGCGTTTACATTTAGAATGTTGCCCGTCCCGTCAACTACAAACTTGCCATAAGAAGATGGGTTTGAATTGTTAATACCGACGTTGCCGCTTGAGTCGATGGAAACAGCGTCAGATGCTAGTGCATAACTATAAATGCTAAATCTGTCTGCGCCACCGCCGACATTTCTAACTGCCCATTTTGCAGAACCGTTGTTCCAAAAATACACGGAAGAGTTCCATGCAGTATCAGCATCTAGAATAAGACCATTATTTGATGCACCTTGGTCTAAATGTATCTTTGCAGACGGACTGGTAGTGCCAATACCCACATTCCCGCTTGCATCTATGCGCACCTTCTCAGTTGCGGTAGTGCCTGTGGAAAATTGAAGTATTTCTCCTTCAATCCGCAGTGGCTCATATTGATTGGTTGTTCTATCGTAGTTAATAATTCTTGAGTAGCCATTACCAGAGTCATCAGGAGATATTTCAACCCCCATAGCTCCACCGTCAGAAATGACTAACTTTTTAGAAGGACTGCTAGTACCAATACCTACGTTGCCGCTAGAGTCGATGCGCATGGTTTCTACTAAACCGTTTGTGGCATTTATTTCTTGCTCAAAAACAAAAGAGTTTGAGTTATTTGACCCAGCGTTTAAATACTTAATACGTCCTTGATTAAGACCCCCGCCTGAATAGTTTTCAAACATAATGCCTGAAGAGCATCCAAGCGTATTATTAGAGTTTAATAGATGCAAAAGGTCTATGTTTGTTGTACTGCTACCATAAATATCTAATTTATAAGCAGGACTGCTAGTGCCCAGACCTAAAGACTCCGCAGAACTATCCCAGTACAGAGATTGACTGGTGCCACTGCTATTGTAGAAGCTGATGTCTCCGCCATTAGCAAACGTAGCTATTTTATTTCCAGATGCAGTTCCAAAAATATCTACGCCCGTATAACCACCTATTGCGGCATTTGAACCATAAGTAACTTTAAAATAAGTTGAGCTATCTCCTAAATTTATTGTTGGAGTTGAGCCAGTCGTAAAAGTACCATCAAGAAATAAACTACTACCATCAACAGTCAAACCATCAGCCGTCACAGTACCCGTTACGTCTATGCCTGTGGAGGTGGTGGCTAGTTTGGCTGAGTCTGCGTTGTATAGCGTTACAGAATCTCCAGAGCCTAGCAGGTACTTATTAAAAGAAGCATCGTTAAGCTGTAGCAACGTGCCGCTAATTCTTAGGTTGCCTGTGCCTGAGTCTGTAATGTAGCTATTAGACCCATCGTGATAAATCTGTAGGTCAGAGCCACTGCCAAAAATAGCCTTGTCGTTGTCGCCAAAGGATATGTTGGCAGTCGTGGAGATGTTATTAGTGATAGCCCAGTTGGAACCATCCACCCGCGCTAATTCAAACCCTCCCGCCGTGGAGCCGTCGTTAACGTGGATAGAATCGTTGGTGGTGTTTACTACTACCTCACCCTCTGCCCCTGTGAATGCGGCTACCTGTGCGCTGGTTCCGCGTCTAATCTGTAATTGAGTAGCCATCTAGTTCTCCAGTGTGGGCCAGTCTTCTTGGTTAAGCTCAGGCCAGTTTTCATGCGTTGTTAGGTCGCGTAGGGCTTGCCGATATGTTCTGTATTTTAGCTGATCCGACTCAGAGAGGGGCGAGTCATTTGCCTGCGTCCAGTCGGTTCTCTGCAACTCCTCGTCTCGTTTGGAGCGGTTTATTTCCTCATGGGGAATGATTACAGGCTCATTCAAGCCAATAGTTACCATCATCGGGCTAGAGTCTCCGCTGAGATAAAGTTATTGCCCCAGACGGGTGTACCGCCCATTAAATACTGATAGCCATACAGCTTGACGTAGACAGTGCTCCCGCCCCTCAAGTTTATGACGTTAGGCATTCTAAACAGTCCCAACGAGTTGACCTGTGTGCCAAAGATGACTGGGTAGTTGTTATCATCGCCTGATCGCGTTCCGTTTATGTCGTATGAATCACCTAGAGCGTTTGTGCGCTGGATGTGCCCTGTAATCATCGAGGCTGCGTTGATGTTTGCATAAGTGCCAGAAGCAAAGGCTTCTAACTCGATCACATATTCCAATGTATCGGACGTTGTGAGCGGGGTGGTAAACGTAATACTGGCAAGCTCTTGTAGGGTGTAGGTTGAATACTTGTGATAAGGCGTACTTGTAAGGAAGTTGTTGTAAGTCACTGGGAACTGGGTTGCACTAACCCCAGCTAGATAGTCGCCTTTGATGGTTCCCAAGGCGTTGGATTTAATCTGTGGGGAGTCAACACCAGAGGCGTGGATGATTAACTGACCAGAACCATCGGTGTCTAGGGTGACATTATCAATGTTTATTCTTTCGGCGTCGATGGTGCCTGTTCTAATCGCTCCACCCGAGATAAATGTGACGTTTGAGTTTACCTGCCCACCGTTAATGAATGCGGAGTCATTGGTTAGGCCAGAAATGTTGTCGCCTTGAACAACGATATTGCCTGCCGTGATGATTGTACTCGCAGACACTGCACCCGTAGCACCAGCGACGGACTGAACTGGAGCCGCAGCAGAAGCACCCGCAGCGTTTACATAGGCGCTGTCGTTTGTTAGCTCAGAAACCGCTGTTGGAATGTCTGAAGTAACAGCAATGCCACCAGCAGTAATAATGGTCTGGGCGCTTACATTTCCAGTAGCACCCGCGACAGATTGCACTGGTGCCGCAGATGCCGCGCCAGATGAATCCACATACCCAGCGTTATTGTTCAGGTTGGAGATGTCATCATTCGATACGATGATGGAGCCAGCCGTGATAATCCCTGCAACGTCCAATCGAGCGGTGGGCACTGTTCCTGAAGAAATGTTGCCGCCGTTTAAGTTGTAGACGGAAACCTGCGCTGCGTTAATGTTGCCTGCGTTAACTGTGCCAAGGTTTGCGGAGATAGCCGACAGGCTGGACACATCAATCTTGCCTGCCGTCACCGCGTCGGAGGCAATGTTTACACTCTCCACGAACTCAAAGTTAGCCACAGCAGCATCTATAGCCGCCGCTGTAATAGAAGATGCTTGTATCGCGCCTATTACCGCCGAGTCAGCAAATATTTGTGAGACGTTAAGCTCTGCCGTGGTAATGCTATTGGAAACTATCTCTGAGGCGCTAACTGAATTAGCAGCGATCTTAGCCGCTGTAACAGCATTGGCCGCGATAGCATCAGCGGAAACTGAACCAGCCGCGATTTTGTCTGCTGTTATAGCATCTGCCGCTATCTTGGCTGTAGTAATGGAATTAGCAGCTATCTTGTCTGCAACGATAGCACCCGCAGCGACCTTTGCCGCCGTTACTGCTCCCGCTAGGATCTCGTTTGCTGTGATTGCGTTAGCTTGTATTTTGGCGGTGCTAATCGCATTGTCGCCAATATAAGTCTCTGTGATTGTGTCGAGCGTTGCGACCTGACCAGCACCTAAACCCGTGAGCGTGGCTTGACCTGAGCCTGCACCAGAAAGCGTACCGTCAGCGTTTATCGTGACGTTACTATTAACCAAGCCAGAAGCGGCATTTGCAACAGGGAGCAAGCCAGAGGCTTGTGTGGCTAGGTTCAATTGGTCATCTAGGTCGGCTGCTGAGATAGCAGAAGTCCACGACGTGCCACTGTAACGATACAGTTTGTTGTCAGTGGTCAACATGACCACTCGCCCAGTGCTCAGGTTAGTGGTCGGTAACGTACCCACCCGCTCAATTGGTCTAATCGTATCGCTGAACAGATCCTCGCCCAAAGTACCAGACAAGTCTGTGGTGGCAACTAAAGTCGTGAATTCAGGAACCGAAGAATCGTAGCGGTACACCTTAGAATCAGTGGTAAGAAACACCAAAGACGGCCCAGTGTATCCCGTGGGAGAGGGCAGAGTGTTAACTGCGGAAATAGGCTCCACACCAGAAGCAAACGAAGCCGCAGTGATAGAACCTGGGTCAACATTGGATGCCGTGAAAAGGTCTGTAGACCACGCAGAGCCAGTCCAGACGTATAGGGTATTAGTGGTCGTTAAGAGCTTAACTTGCCCCACATGGTCGCCTGTGACGCCTGAGAGGGTGCTTACAGGTTCAATGCCGAAAGCATCGCCTTCTGCGAATTGGTCTAGGACAGATTGTGCTAGGTCATCCAGAACAATCTTTTGTGTCGTGGCTGAAAACGCGGAGCTGTAACCAGATAGGTTGCCAGAGCGGTCTGCGCTCCTTAACCAGTAGTAACGGGTTACGTTGTTCCCCAGCCCTGTGACTGTATGCTGGTCTGACTTGGTTTTAACGATGAGCGTAGCTGAAGAAAGGTTGTTGACCGTGTTCTCGAATATCTCGACATAGGCCAAGTCGGAGTCACTTGGTAGCTCATAGTTCAGCTTGATTTGCTGAATGCCGCCGGTAGCCGTGATGCTAGACGGGATAGCTGGCGCAGTCTGGTCGCCCTGTAGGGTCAGAGTCTCGGTGACGAATCCAGAAACCCTGCCAGTCAGCGTGACCGCCCTCACCCTAAAGGTGAACTCTTCCAACTCCTTCATGCCAGCAATCACAGTGCTGGTGCCGTAGACGTTGATAGAAGAGAAGTCGGTGCCCGCCCCGCTGATAGCCTCGTTCACCCCGCCATAGTTAAGCTCTAGGGTCGTGGCATCAGCAACAGAGCCATAGTTGATGGTCTGATTGTAGGAGTCTGCAACCTGCCCATAGTCGATTTCGCCTTGTGAGGTTTGCTTGAACTCCACCTCGTAGAACGAAACGTAGGTGTTAACACTGGGCGCAGTCCATGACACACGAACAGCAGGCAAGACAGAACCATCATTACCCAAGACGGTGGTTTCTGTGAGGGTGAGAGCTGTTGGCGCTGCCTGCGCTGGCGTATCGTCCACAATGTCTGAATAGTCAGGATTGTTTGGCCCCACCTGTGCTAACACTGTTGATACA